ATGATCTCCAAGATGAAGTCTGGCGGTATGTACGGAGGCAAAGGTGCTTGCTAGTCGTGGAATGGGGGCGATTGCCCCCTCCAAGATGCCCACTGCCAAGCGTAAAGCCCGGCGGGATGAGACTGCGTTTAAACAGTTCAAAGAGGGTGGAGGTGTAAACGCCGCAGGTAATTACACCAAGCCCAGCTTGCGCAAACGGATTGTTTCTCAAGTCAAGGCGGCGGCAACCCAAGGCACTGGGGCTGGTCAATGGTCAGCCCGTAAAGCACAGCTTGTTGCCAAGAAGTACAAGGCCGCTGGCGGGGGATACAGAGATTGAAAGCGCCGCAAAAGTCTCTGAAAGACTGGGGCGACCAGAAATGGCGCACCAAGTCAGGAAAGCCTTCGTCAAAAACAGGCGAACGCTATCTGCCAGAGGCGGCAATAAAATCATTGTCAGCGTCAGAGTATGCCGCTACAACTCGTGCAAAGAGGGCGGGAAAGAAGGCAGGGAAACAATTTGTGGCCCAGCCAAAGAGTGTTGCAAAGAAAACAGCAGGGTTTAGATAATGTCCACCACTAGCGGAGCAACATCGTTCAATCTTGACCTCGTCAACTTGGTTGAAGAGGCGTATGAGCGTTGCGGTCAGGAAATGAAGACTGGCTATGACATGAGGACTGCTCGGCGTTCGCTGAACATTATGACCATTGAGTGGGCCAACCGAGGCATCAACCTCTGGACAATTGAGCAGGGCTTCATAACCATAGAAACTGGTCAAGCTTGCTACCCCATCCCTGTGGACACAATTGACCTTCTGGATACCGTGACCCGCACCGGAAACGGTACACCTCAACAGTCTGACATCAACATCACCCGCATCAGCGAATCGACCTACATGACGATTCCAAACAAGCTGGCGCAGGGCAGACCCATTCAGGTGTGGATTAACCGCCAATCAGGCCAGTCCAACGCCACCACAGCCACTTTAAACGGGGCAATCTCTGCAACCGACACCACCATCACGGTGAATAATGTTTATGAGCTATCAACCAACGGCTTTGTGTTGATTGACAACGAAACCATCTACTACCAATCTGTGGATGGGAATCAACTCATCAACTGCGCTCGTGGGCAAAACGGAACAACTGCCGCATCTCATTTGAGCGGAGCAAGCTTGACGGTTCAAAACCTGCCAAACATCAATGTTTACCCAACAGGTGACGGCGGTGGCCCGTATATTTTTGCGTACTACCGCTTGCGCCGCATTCAAGATTCTGGCACTTCTGGTCAGGTATACCAAGACATCCCCTTCCGGTTCATCCCTTGCATGGTGGCTGGCTTGGCCTTCTACCTGTCGCAAAAGATTCCTCAAGCCATGAATGTTCGTGATTTCTTGAAGAGTGAGTACGAGGAGCAGTGGTTGCTTGCCTCGACAGAAGACCGAGACAAGGCATCAGACAGATACGTTCCAAGGAATTTGTTCTATGCCTAATGCATTTGCCTCTGGCAAGTATTCCATTGCGGAATGCGACCGTTGTGGTCAGCGGTATATGCTGAAGCAGTTGAAGAAGCTAACGATCAAAACCAAGATTGCAAACATCTTGGTTTGCCCAGAATGCTGGGAGCCTGATCAGCCTCAATTGCAATTGGGTATGTATCCAGTGAACGATCCGCAGGGTGTTCGCAATCCAAGGCCAGACTTGAGCTACTACTCGTCAGGTTTAAACGGGCTACAGGTTATTCCGGGCAATGGCACGGAGCAACTTGCCAGCGGCGGGCCGGACGGTGGTAGCAGGGTTTTCCAATGGGGCTGGAACCCTGTTGGTGGGGCTAGGGCAGATGACGCTGGGTTAACTCCCAATGATTTGATTGCCACAGTTAGTTTAAACAGCGTTACAGTACAGGTATAAGGAGAAACATCATGGCTGAATTTGATGGCGTTGCCAAAAAGGGCAAAACAGTCGGTAAACAAATTGGGATTGACGGCCCAAAAGTACCTTCAATGGTGGGCGGTAAAGCCACTCACGGCGTTTCTGGCAAAGCCATGAAGGCTGTGGGTCGCAACATGGCTCGTGTAATGAACCAGAAGCGCTCTGGTCGTGGAGGCTGATATGGGATTCAGCAAAAAAATGATGGGCAAAGAAGTAGGCGATGCCGCTGTGTATGCGCCTCCTCACACCATGAAGGGGAAAAGCATGAACATAAATCAGAAAAGCAAAGCCACAGACCCAAACACATTGTCTGCTGACAAGGTAAGCCCTCGTACCAGCGCCATGCGTGTGAGCTTGGGAAACCCCAATGCTGATGACATTAAGACCAGCGGCATTGAAGTCCGTGGCAGTGGTGCGGCAACCAAGGGTCGTATGGCTCGTGGGCCAATGGCTTAAGGTGTAGCCAATGAATTACAGCGAGCTAGTCACTGCCATTAAGGGTTACACGGAAAACACTTTTCCTTTAACCCAAGGGATGACATCGACTGCACAAATAAATACATTCATTCAGAATGCAGAGCTTCGCATCTACAACACGGTGCAGATGCCTCAGTTTAAAAAAAATGTAGAAGGCTCATTTACCTCTGGTAATAAATATCTGACTCTTCCTGCTGATTTTTTGGCTGTTTATTCTTTGGCTGTTTACACAAACACTGCTCTTGGTTCTTCAAGTCCGCAAAGCTTCTTGCTTCCAAAAGATGTAAGTTTTATTCGAGAAACTTACCCAGACCCAACGTATGGCGCTGAACCTCAGTACTACGCAATATTTGGCTCCAATTCAGCCTCTCCTCTTATTCTTTCGTTAATTGTTGGCCCAACGCCAAATGCAAATTACGATGCTGAGTTGCATTATTTTGCTTACCCAGAATCAATCACCGTTGCTGTGTCAGGAACATCTTGGCTTGGAAGTAATTTTGAATCTGTGCTTTTGTATGGGTCACTTTTGGAGGCTTACACCTTTATGAAGGGCGAGCCGGATGTCATTGCTCAGTACCAGAAGCGGTATGACGAAGCATTGGGTCAACTCAAGCGCTTGGGCGATGGAATGGATCGTAAAGATGCATACCGCAATGGTCAGATTAGTATTCCTGTCAATTAAAGAAGAACATTATGGCAATCACACAATGCATTCCAACAAGCTTCAAGGTAGACATCTTGAGCGCACAACAAAATTTCAGTTCGCTGAGTGGTGGCCCAAACACATTCAAGATTGCGCTTTACACATCTGCCGCAACGCTTGACGCAACAACCACCGCATACACCACAACCAATGAAGTTGTTGGTACTGGGTACACCGCAGGTGGTGCAACGCTGTCAATCTCAACAGCGCCAACATCAAGCGGCACAACTGCCTACATTTCGTTCTCAAATGCAACATGGGCGGCATCAACAATTACCGCCCGTGGTGCATTGATCTACAACGATACATTGGCTGGCAAGAATGCGGTTGCAATCCTTGATTTTGGTAGCGACAAGACAACCTTAGCAAGCACATTCACCGTTCAATTCCCAACAGCTTCAAGCACTTCCGCAATCATAAGGATCGCATAAATGGCACTCGTTACAACAACCAAAGGCGAAATGGATGACTCTTTGCTGAGAAAGCAAGAGGGAACTATTGACAACGAAAACGAATTAACCACATGGGTTGAGTATTGGCTAGATGAAGAACTTGTTCATCGTTCTGCCCATGTAACCCTGAAAAAAATGCCGCCTATTGGTGGCGAAACTCAACCTCTGGCATAAAGGAACATCATGGCAAATACTCAATCAATGTGTACCTCTTTTCTGGGTGAGGTTCTTACCGCCACCCACAATTTCGGTACTGCGCCTGTACGAGCAACGGGCGCTACTGATACATTTAAAGCGGCTTTGTTTCTGACATCCGCTACCAGAGATGCGGCTACAACCGCATACTCTACCAGTGGAGAGGTGTCGGGTACAGGCTATACCGCAGGCGGAGTGGTAGTAACTATGGGAACTCCTCCCACGGCAACCAACTCTTCGGCAACGGCGGGGGTGGCTTTTGTCACGCCTTCTGCGTCAATTACATACACCACGGTAACCTTAACCACGGCGTTTGATTGTGTTTTGATTTACAACTCAACACAAAGCGACAAAGCTGTCAGCGTCCACACTTTTGGTTCACAGACTATTACTGCGGGTACTTTCACTTTGACGATGCCTGCCAATACCACATCGACTGCCTTGTTGCGTTTAGCAACAACATAAGATCATGGCTGGATGGGGCGTTGGTGCTTGGGGCTTAGGTTCTTGGGGCAACGGCGAAACCATCCTCACTGGGAATGATGCTGTCGGTTTGGTTGGCACAGCCACCCCTAACATCACACTTTTGCTGTCAGGGATTCAGGCTAATGGTTCGGTTGAGGCTCTTTCGGTCATTAATACCAACGATGAAACTGGGAATGTAGCAACAGGATCAGCAGGGACAGTTTCACCGGATCGGATTGTTGGGTTAAGTGGGGTTTTGGCTTCTGGAAATGTTGGAGATGTTGTTGAAACAAATAATCCAACAGAAGACGGCAATATTGCCTATGGGAATGTTGGCAATGTAGCAACCTCTTTTGTAGTTGCTTTGACTGGGGTTGCGGCAACTGGCGCTGTTGGTTCTGTTGCGCAAGGCATGGGTATTGCCTTGACTGGTAACGCTTCCAGTGGCGCTGTTGGCACTTTGTCCCGTGGGGAGACACTGCTTGCGCTTATTGGTAATGTTGCCAATGGTTTTGTTGGCACAGTGGATCACGGCAAAGAAGTTGTGTTGACTGGGGATGAGGCGACAGGGGCGGTTGGCACTGTGGCTTCAAGTACAGCAATTGACTTGACGGGCGATGAGGCTTATGGCTATCCGGGCGGGGTCATTGTTCCGCTCAACAGCAATCAAGCTGAAGGTGCGGTCGATTCTGTTGGTTATGAACTGGTCATTGCGCTAACAGGAAACTCTAGTAGTGCTGTTGCGGGATCGGTTGTAATTGGCGCAAGAGCATTTGGTTTAACTGGTAATCAAGCTTTGGGGTTTGCGGGGCTTGTAAACGCTTTTTATTGGAAGAACATAGATGACAATCAGACCGCAAGCTGGCAAAATATCACTAACTCACAGACTTCTAGTTGGAATAACATTGTTAATGTTGAAACAGCCGACTGGGAAGAAGTAGCAACTTGAGGTAAATCATGGCAACAGCATATACAACGCTTCTGGGTCTTGCGTTACCAGTCACTGGAGAACTTTCAGGGACTTGGGGTGACACCGTAAACAACTCCATTACTCAATTAACAGATGACGCTATTGCTGGTGTGGCAACACAAAGTGTGGCATCTGCGGATTGGACGCTAACCACCACTGGCTCTGGAGCATCCAACCAAGCACGGATGGCAATTTTGATCCCAACTGGCTCTCCCGGAGTCTTAAGAAACATTATTGCTCCATCAAAAAGCAAGACATATACAGTTGTCAATCAATCCGACAGCGAAGTTATTCTCAAGGGGTCGGCAACAACAGGCGCAATAATTCCAGCAGGATCATCAATTATTTGCGCTTGGAATGGAACTGATTTTGTACAGATCACCACTTTAAAAGTCACCACAGGCACAACCACACAGCGTCCCGCAAGCCCTTCTGTGGGTATGTTGCGCTACAACACAACTACCAACCAGTTTGAGGGGTACAGCGGCTCTTCTCCTGCTTGGACTTCAGTGGGTGGCGCAACGATCAGCAACGACACAAGCACGGCAACCAACGTGTACCCATTGTTTGCAAATGCAACATCAGGCAATGCAACAACCATTTACACGGGCAACGCCAAGTTGTTGTACAAGCCAAGCACAGGCGAGTTTCAAGCATCAGTCCCTGTTGCATTGAATGGTATTGTGGTCAACAGCCAAACCGTTGCGACAAGCTATACGATTGCGGCTGGGTATAGTGCCATGTCATCAGGCCCCGTTTCAATTGCAAGCGGACAAGCGGTCACCGTGAGTTCAGGAAGTAGGTGGGTGGTGGTATGACAGCCTGTAGCGTTTATTGGGTACATCACCCTGACCACAGCAATATGCTGACTCAGGGATACATAGGTGTGTCTAAAAACGTTAAGACTCGCTTTTCTAGCCATAAAAATAGCCCGTCAAATGAGCATTTAAAAAGAGCCATAAAAAAGTATGGCTGGGATACGCTGGTTAAAAAAGTGTTGCTTATTGCGGATGAAGCATATTGCTTGATGATTGAAGCAAAACTAAGAGCGACTGATAGGATTGGTTGGAATGTTGTTGCTGGTGGTGGTATGCCGCCAAATGCTTTAGGTAAAGTTTTTGGCCCAATGTCAGAAGAAACAAAAGCAAAAGTAAGTGCATCAAAAAAAGGACACAGACATACGCCAGAAGTAGAAGCACTTGTTACGCAAAATTTGATTGTTCATGGTGCTAACACTCGCTTTCAAAAAGGTCATCCTTCATGGAGAAAAGGTAAGCCAACTCTTCCTCATGTATTGGAGGCGTTAAAAAAAGCCAATGTTGGTAGAAAATTTACTGATGAACATAAAGCAAAAATTGGTAGTGCATCTCTTGGAAGAAAGATGACCGAGCATACAAAAGCCCAATTAAAATTGGCAAACATTGGAAGACCAAATGCCATGACAGGAAAACACTTTCCAAAGATTGAATGTCCGCACTGCAAAAAAGTGGGTGGATTAACTGCTATGCCAAGATGGCATATGGACAACTGTAAATTTAAGGAGCCAACATGGCAGGAGTAATAATTTCGGGCGATACCAGCGGTTCGGTAACGCTATCTGCACCTGCGGTAGCGGGTACGGTGACTGTGACTTTGCCCTCGACAAGCGGCACGATGGCTGTGTTGCCAACGGCTACTGGTGTGTTGGCTGAGTCTGCTGGCGGAACAGGTACAACCACTGGCTACTACGGCTTCAAAAACCGCATCATCAATGGTGCGATGGTGATAAGTCAGAGAAACGGCACATCAAGTGTTACCCCTGCAAATAACGATTACACATTAGACCGTTGGCAAACATCTGTAAGTCAATCATCTAAATTGACTATTCAACAAAATGCTGGTTCAGTAACGCCAGCAGTAGGATATGCTAACTATCTTGGTGTTACTTCTTCATCTGCTTACAGTGTAGCGGCAGGTGATTATTTTATGATTCAACAGAAAATTGAAGGTTTTAATACATACGATTTGGCGTGGGGTACAGCAAATGCAAAAACAGTTACATTGTCTTTTTGGGTTTATTCAAGTTTGACAGGAACTTTTGGTGGCGTTGCAACAAATAGTGCAACTGATAGAAGTTATCCATTTACTTACACAATTTCTTCTGCAAATACTTGGGAACAAAAATCAGTAACTATTGCTGGTGATACTTCTGGCACATGGATTGGCGCAACAAATGGCGTTGGTATTATGTTGCGTTTTGGTCTTGGTGTTGGCTCTACTTATAGCGGAACTGCTGGTGCGTGGGCTGGAGCAACTTATTTATCAGCCACAGGCGCAACAAGCGTAGTTGGCACAAACGGCGCTACTTTCTACATCACAGGCGTACAGCTAGAAAAAGGCTCAACAGCAACGTCATTTGATTACAGACCTTATGGGACTGAGTTGGCTTTGTGTCAGAGGTATTTTTATAAAGTAGATGGTACTGACGGATTAAGTAGCGTTGGTGCTGGTATGTCAATATCAACAACTGAGGGGCGTATTGCAGTTCAATACCCAGTAAAAATGAGAGCATCACCCACTGCGTCTTATTCTGGAACAATGTATCTATTAAATACCACGGGCGCTGGAACTACAGTCACTTCTCTTCCCTCCAATTATGGAGGAGCGCAAGGCGCAATGATATCTTTTGGTGTTGCATCAGGTTTAACTGTTGGAGCGGGTAACTTGTTAATTACAAATACTGGCGCAAGCAATTATTTTCAAGCATCAGCGGAGTTATAAATGTACAAACTATCACCGACATTCATGGGCAAACAATTCAGCGTTATTCGTTTAAGCGATGGCGCTTGCATCCCCTTCGACCCCGCCAATACCGACTATCAAGCCTACCTTGCATGGCTTGCAGAAGGCAACACACCTGAACCCGCAGAGGAGAACACATAATGGCTGTAACAATCAATGCCAGCACCACTGCTGGTCTAGTCCAGACTGCTGACACCAGCGGCGTGTTGGCGCTTCAGACTGCGGGGACAACGGCGGTAAGTATCAGTGCCAGTCAGGTTGTTACGTTGACCAATGCGCTTGCAGAAGCCTCTGGTGGTACAGGTACAACTGTGGGCTATAACGGCTTCAAGAACAGAATCATAAATCCAGCGATGGTGATTGACCAAAGGAATGCGGGGGCGAGTGTTACTCCTGCTGACCAACAATACACATTAGACCGCTGGGTTTATATTGCAGACCAAGCAAGCAAGTGTACGATTGAACAAACTATTTCTGGTGTTAGCGCACCAGCGGGATTTTCTGATTATCTTGGTGTTACCTCAACTGCGGCTACCACTATTACCACTAGCCAAGTATTTGGAGTAG